ACTGTGTAACGCTCATCTTCTTTGGCAATAGTTCCACCAATATTCTGTGCAGTTACTAGCATAGGCTCTCCTTTAACTCTCTAAGCTTTTCTATAAGCTCTTCAATAGTACTTAGGTCTTGTTCATTCTCAGTATCAATTTCTATCTCTAGTTTGATCTTCATCTTATTCTCCGAAGTCAAACAAACTAGTAAATGTATTATGTCGCTTAGTATCCTCTAATGGATAGTTAAGCACACCAATTAAGTTGTCTAACTTATTATCAATAATAGTTTCCGCCATTGCTGCATCATCAAACGGAAGTTCTTTAAACCATTCTGGTATTTTAAGTTCATCTGTTGGATACGCAACACTTGTGTATCCTAATGGATTAGGTTTAAGTTTGCAAACAATAACTTTCATACCGTCAACAATCTCTTCAGAGTATTTGTCGCTATTCATTCGCTTTAGTGTATTCCAGTTAATGCTTGCCCTTACATGACCAGGCATGTTTGCTTTACCTTGCTTTTCTTCTAGTTTACGGTAATGCCCGACTTTGTTTGCACGTTTCGGACTGCCTTTCTCCCAACCAGGACGTTCACTAAACTCCTTACGAAATACTGTAATACGTTCTAGTACATCATCACGCGGAGCATCTGTAAGCACCATTAGCAGTAGTTCACTTAGAAACTCTTGCATAAACACAGGAGTATCTGACCTACGTAAGTCTAAGCCCATTGCTTTTACTTTGCCTACCTTGCCGTCTATATCAGTCCTAAAGCCTTCATTGTCAACAACTAATGCAGCATAACGCTTCTTAGTAATATATAATCCTGACTTTGCAACGATCTCACGTCCAGCTGCAATAACATCTGCACGACTTGCTGGGCAGTGGAACGCCTGCGCCATAAACTTTGTAAACGTACTATCTACAGCTTCACTAACTTGATCATAAAGTTTAATAGCAGTTTCTGTACTCCAAGGAATCTTGCCTGATTCGATATCATCTTTAAGCATAGGATATGCACTAAAGTAACAAGAGTCAGTATCACCATAAATCATTGCTTCGCCTACATGATCATATTTGCCAGTAATAGTTTTATTAGCTTCTGCACTCATATGCTTAACAATAGTTCTGCCACTTAGTGTTGTACTTTGTCCAATACGTTTATCAAAGAACCTACAACCTGGATTAAGAATAGCACCATACAAACTGTTCAAGTTAATTTTCTTAACTAGTTGTCGCTTATCCCAGTATTCAGTTTCAATAGCATTGCCAGCATCTTTAGCTTTCTTGAGATGTGCTTGTAGTTCTTTACGTTCACTATACCAACGTTTTAGTAGTCCTGGAATAACACCTTCATGTTCTGTTGTAAAGATTGTGCCGTTACTACTAAGCATCCAAGGACGGTTACTGTCAAAGATTAATTTGTAAATCTCTGCACCGCTCATTACTTTTGATTCGCCGTTCTCAAAGTCGACAGTAAGCGGAACATCTTTGCGTTGCTCCATAACTGCTTCGTATTCTTCTGTAGCGAAGCGGCCTTCCCAACTACCTGCAAACGTTTTCTTCTTTAAGAACATGTCAGTGTGTACACGGTCGTCACTAATCTCTGGACGTATTTGTCCAATAACAGTAGCAGGGTCCATGTTCAATGCACGAATCACTGAAGGATATAGTGAATTCAAATCCATTGAACATATCCATTTATGCAATCCTTTCTTAGGATACGCAACATACGCACCAGCAGCTTGGGTAGCTTCGTCATCACGCTTTTGTCTATTAGGAACTTGGAAGCCTCTATGGTGTGCTTCGTTAACAATAGCTTGCTCTGTAACTGCTACAGCACCCATTGTTGTTTGTAGAAGCACTGTGTTGCTATGTGCCAGTTCGTTGCTTAGATCAATAAAGCGAAGCTTCTTATCCAACTTGTCAAGTAGTGCAGTATCCTGAATGTTATATTCAATAAACTTACGGAAGTCGTTGTTGTAAAGTGCGTCAAGAGTTCCTTCATACGGAACTTTGTTTTCGCCTACTTCAACTTCGCCGATAGCATCTAGTCGATATGTGTGACGCTCTTCATAAGTGTACTTACGATACAAGTTCAAACTATCTAAGTGTACGCGACCAACTAGGTCAAACGTCTTACTTACTTTACCAAACTTTTCATACTCGCGTACCTTAGGCAATTGTCCCCACAAGCAGAATCTACGTGTGTCGTCTTTGCTTAGTACTCTAGCAGTCCTGTTTACAGTATAGGGAATATCATACCCTTCACTGTTCCAGCCTGATAAGATGTCACTATCTTCAATTAATGTTAAGAAGGTATCAATCATATCACCTTCTTTTTCAAACAACATTACATTGTCAATGCCTTCAAGTTCTGCTCTTGCTTGCTCCATAGTAAGTGTCTTGGGAGGAACAGCAATACACACCATTGTGTCAAGCCACTGTAAGTATACACTTATAGAAGTAATAGGCATAAACGGATCGCTTGGATCAGCAAAGCCACGCTCTGGATCAAAGTCAGTCTCAATGTCAAAGAATGCAATGTTTAGTTTAGGAGCATCTTGATTAAGATAGTTTTCACTTAAACATTGGAAGATAGGATTAATGTCGCTTTCAAACAGTGTCTTATCTCTGTTAATAGCAACTTCTTTACGGAAGTCTTTAGTACTTTTACACACGATTCGACTCAGAGGATCGTCATAGATACTTCTGTATTTGCCTTTGTGATCTTTATAGTAAAAGGTATATTTTGCTTGATATTCGGTAAAATGTCTTTTACCATCTCTGCGTTCAACTGCTCTAATAATATCGGCGTCGCGATCAAAGAATGCGTCTACGTAACTCAATTTAATGCCTCCTCGTTGCTTAAGGCCAACGCTAACCATGCTTGCTCGTTAGTGAGCGAATCTATAATAGTATATATCATTATAATGCATCAACTATTAGTCTTGTGAGTGCTATTATGTTCATTGCTGTAAACCAGCCTGTAAGAAGTATTACAAATCCAGCTCTACGCAATATAGCACTTGTTAGTCCAAATATACTACCAACTAAGTACAACGGAATAAACCACTGTGTAGCAGGGTCAAGTACTGTCACAGTTAGGACAATACTTGCACCTACAAGTAACACAAGTTCGATTGCTTCGGCATAAAAAATTACAGGCGATAGTTTATATGTTTCGCCAAAATAAGATATGACTTTCTTAAAGAAAGTTGTGACTGCTAGAATCACTTATCTTTGCCCACAGTAGTAACAAGTGTTTCTAAATCGTCAAACTCGTCATATACTCTGGACCAATCACCTTTCTGTGCGATCTTAATTGCTTTGTTAATAAGACTTGGCTTCATGTCTAATTCTTCAGCAACTGCCTTAACAGTTTCTTTTAGACCTCCGCTTAAATCTTCAATTTCTTGTAGTACTGTAACGCCTTCATTAACTAAGCGTTCTAATTTGGCCTTCTCTTCAGCGCCATAGGTGCGATCACTCATACAATTCCTCCATTAGGTGTTTGTGTAATTACAACTATTATACTACAGTTTTACATGAATGTCAAGTATTATTTTGAGTTTAATGCTGCCCAGAGTTGGGACTTAATAGATTCGTCTGCTTGTATTGGCTTCTTATGCTTTTGCTTACGATCTGGTTTGTTTTTATTATGTTGATCTTGATGTGTGCCGGAACCGCTCGATTGTGCATGAGATGCCACTGGGTTACGCTTAATTGGGTTCATTTTATTTTTTAATGATGCAGATAGTCTATCTCTGTTTGCTTTTTTAGCAGCTTCGTCTTCATCACGCATCTTTGCAACACTAGCGTCTCTATGCTTTTGTAGAGCATCGCCTTTTAGTTTGTGTGCTAAGTCTGCTTTGCCATGTTGTTTGCCTGCTAAACTCTTGCCACCATTATAAGCACCTGCTTTAGCTGCTTGATCAGAAGCACTTGATCTAGCTTCTTCAACGCTAGTCATAAACTTGTCAAAGTCTGCTGATTTTTTTGGATCAGCAGCAATTTTCTGTAACTGAGCAGTATGCTTCTTTAAAAATGATGAGTAAACACTTGAAGAAACTTTTACATTTGATTTTGATTTAGATTTTGGAGAGCCTGTAGCTGTGGCTATGCCTGTAGCTTTTGACCCTGAGCCCATTGCATTAGCTGCTTGCTTGATTGCATCGGGTTTATTATAATTCTTGTATCCTGCTTTGAACGCATCTGCTGCACCAGCTTCATTAAGTTTTACACCTGCTAGTTTAGCAAAGTCAGCAATACTAGTTTCAACTACTGAAGCTACTGGAGCTACTGGAGCATTAGGTAGTATTTCTTCCATTGGACTACCGTCTTGTTCAAATTCGTTTAGTTCCTGAACAGTGCCGCCTACTTCTGCCATAGATGCTATTTTGCGTAGATCTTCTACTGGATCGCTGGGAGCCATTTCAAATAGTTTACGTTGAAGTGCGACATAATCCATTATGGAGTGCCGAACATTGCAGCAAGCTTATCGCCCATTGCTCTAATCTTTTGTGCTTCAGTCATATCGGCATCAGCATTGATATCTCCAATAGACTTATCGCTTTCTTTTACTGCCGTGTCGTCTGCACAATCTTTGATCATTGCTTTTAATTCAGCTTGATCACAATCTGGATGCATTTTACAAATTTCTGCTGTACTTTTTCCGTCTTTACACATTTTTGTAATATGTGCCTTGGACGGCATTTTTTCATCTTCTGCTACTATACCTTCGTATGCACTAAGTTGACTCATTGATTCTAAAAGTGATTTTCTCATTTTCTTTTCCCTGATGCTTTACCTGCATGTACTGCTTTGCGGTGTGCTGCTGATTTAAACTTACCTTCTAATTTAGCTTTTAACTTGTCTTTGTATATTTTAGATTCGTCAACTTTAGGATCATTGCAATTGCAGTGTTTGCAACTTGGGGGACATTTGCAATCTTCTCTCTTAACATCTGAACCACAACATTTGTCTGAGCAATGTGTATCTTTCTTTGATTCGCCTACTACTATAGCATCGTCTGCTAGCGGACTTTCTTGGTAATCCATGTGATGGAAAACAGACCCAAGCATTTCACTTGCTTTAGTTATTTTTGATTGCACCCAACCTTCTAAGCCTTCTGCTTCACTAATACCTTTAAGCATTTCGTGTAGTTTAATTGCATACTTGGCTGACTTGTAAAGGTCTGCACGAGCCATTTGTACTTCGTGGTCGCGTTCAGCAATATCTGCTAATTCGCCTAAACCTTCTTCTATCTCTGTTTTTCTCATTTGAATCCCCGTAATTCTTATTACTTATATTTATCGTTTGATAGCCTTGCCGCCCATAACGTTGGCGTTCATATCTAATGCGTTTTTGGCTGTGCCATCTGCGTTAGTAGCTTGCGGTGCTTTAGGTGCGCCGTATTTGCCACCTTTACCTACTTTACGTTTGGCACCTGGAACACTTGCAACAGTTGCAATACTTCCAGCACTTGTTCCACCTGCGGCTGACGTTTCGTCTAATATTTCGTTCATTTTCATAATAATATTTATCCTTATTATTTTCTTTTGCCACGGAACTTGCGTACATACCCATTGTAAAATAGCATAGTATACCAAGGCGATCCTTTTGGCATTTTTCTAGTATATTCCCATGCAATGTTATCTTGATCTATCCATACTACATGATATCCTGCCCACCTACGTGATGGGTACCATTCGATACTACCACCTTGTACAATAAGTGTTTCTAATGTCCAAAAGTAACAGTTGTTCTTTATAGTGAACAACCTTATAGGCCAAGACCAAAAAAAGACTACTATTAGTAGTCCTGTACTTATTAGTTTCATATTATTACTTATTAAGGAAAGAGGTTACACTTACACTTTTTGAAACAGGCATTTCTTTATCTAATACTACTTGCTGCCCTTCATATTAGCACACCAGTGATACATTTTACGTTTTTCACCACTTGCACCTTTAGCACGTTTACGCAAGTCAGTTACTGAGCCTTTGCAACTAGCGCCAGACTTTTTAACTCTGCCCGGACGACTTTTACCTTTTTTCTTACCATCAGCAAAGTTTTCATCTACATGTGCATCATCGCCGTCTTTGTCAGCATCCTGTGTTTTATATCCTGATTTTTTAAGACCTTTTTTAAGATGATCCTTTTCTTTCTTCCCACCAAATGGAACAACCATTACGTCAGGTTCGTCTCTATTGTCACTTTTCTTAGCATTTGATAAGTTAGAAATAGTTTTACCAACACGTATAAAATCATATGCTGTGTCTGACTTTGTTAGAAAGGTATTTTTAGGATTTGGAATTGATTCAGCTTCTGCTATTTTTATATATTCTTTAAGACCATTTGTTTTTAGGAATGGTGGGCGGCCGTCTACACTAACTTTGCTACCTAGTTTGGCAGCTTCAATAGGTATTTGATTAACACCAACATCAACAGTTGTGTTAACGCCTTTAACAATTCTACCATCTTCTATTAAGTCTTTAATCTTCATTTACCAAATCTTCTTTATGTGATATTCAACAGGTTTCAAAAATTTAAGTTCGTTTCTGTTGTCGTTTAAGTCTTTAAATATAATATGCTTAGGTGTTATTTTTACAAGTTTCTTAGCCTTATACTTAACTTGCTTAGTGGATTCAGTTCTAGTTCCGTCAGTGTGGACTATAACATCTTTAGGTACTGTCAAGATTAGTTCATATTCTTCTCTAGTAACTCTTTGCCACCAAGTTCTTAACCCCATTATTTCCGTCCTCTAAAAGTTGCCCCTGTCATATACGGTTTACCAAACCAAAGCTCAAACCATTCTTTGTCACCTGGCTTAATGTTATTTTCTTTTTCTTTTTTCTTTAGTGCCGCAGCAGTAATGCTAGGATTTTCGTCTAGTTTGTATTCAGTATAACCAGTAAATTCATTAATACCTGCAAGTTTTTTAAGTCGTTCAAGATCCATGTGCAACTCTGCGAAGTGCTTCTTGGATATCTTCGTCTGCTATTGTAAAGTATTTTTTATTACGTGTTTTAATTGTTTTACCACTTATCTGTTTTAAGATATAGCTTAGTTTTTCAACGTCTGTTTCTTCTGCAGCAAACTTACTAATTGCTTTTTGCAAATAATCAATTAATGATTCTTTATCTAGAGCAAGTTCACTCTCATTATAATTTTCATCTACAAGTCCCATACCTTTACGTACTGCATCATATAATTGATTAGCAAGTGATTGATCTACTACACCTTGTTTGAAAGAACTAAAGTCATCTGATATTGCAGCTGCCCGCATTTTACTAGCACTCATACCTTCGGCACCATCTGCATCAGGATCACGCTCGCCAGCACTAACAACATTTATGTTATTAAATTTATAATCTTTTCCGTTGTACTTGTTAATTAATGTTTTAAACTGATCTATACGATCGCTGCCTGCTACATAAGTTACACTAGTATAACCCATTGATTCTAATTTTTGTAATGCTTTAATGATAGTATTAACACTACTGTCGCCTACAGTTACATTAGGAAAGAATTTAGTTGCAAATTTTAGTTTAGTTTGGAAGTCTAAAGGATCTGTTTTAGGCTTTTGTGTATGGGTAATAAAGAGGTAAGGATCACCAGGCTGTGAAGCCACAACATCTACTAGTTTTTTGTGACCAATAGTGGGAGGATTCATTCTCCCAAATGCTAATGTTGCTTCTTTCTCAGCTTCATATAACTCTCTTAAAAGCATTTAGTATGCTCCGCATTCAATCTGTTTCATTTCTTCGCCGTAGATTCTATTAACACATTCGTCACGATCTTCTAGCTTAA